TTAATAAAAATCATACTCAGCAAAGCTAGTAACTTCGTAACGCAAGCGTCTTTCATCTGCTATTTTCTTTCTGACTTCGCGAGTTATTCTTTCAATTTCTCTAATTTTCCATTTGAGCACTTCTAAAACTTCGTATTTCGTCATGAGCGTCTACTTAAACGTGATTTCTGGTAGGTCTAAATCACGAATTTTGTTACCAACAGCCAAGCAAGCACCAAAGGCTTGTCTACGCCCCTCAATTGAAAAATCTAAATTCTCAACAAAACCGCTCACATCGCCGATGGAATCTTGAATCTCGGTTAACGCCAGTTGTAAATTAAGAATTTCTTGGCTTTGTTCTTGTATTTTATCTATTGCCACAGCTATAACCGATTGTTGAGTATCGAGCGGGTCGTATATTTTACAGATAGCCGTATCTGCATCTTTCAATAAATTAATAACTTCATTTGTTTCCATCGTTCGTATCTCCGTTTAAGTACACTTTGTGTAGTTTGTATTTGTTCGCTAATTCCGCACTAATGACTGCAAGTAAGCTCTCTATAAAAGTCAGTATTTCAATTAATAGAGCAATTTGAGCCGCGAATTTTCTATAAACCTTACTTTTATTCGTTCCGTTAAACTCTATACATTTATGGAAGCGAATTTATTCGCTTCTTCTGGACTTGATTTACCGCTATGTCGTAGTCAACCAGCCAAAAAAGTCCTGTGTCTGTACCACACATACTGCGTAGAGCATCGAATGCTTCCTTATGCTTGCTCTCGATCATCAGGCTCATAACTTTGACATACTCGTCTTTTCGTTCTTGTTTTTTTAATGGCATTAGTGCTCTCCTTAGAACAAGTCTGGTTGCCGTTTGTCTAGTTCTTCTTTATGTATGCTTTTGAGTACTCTATATATATGTGGCACTGTCATCCCAAACTCTTTGGACAGCGCTATTTGATTGCTACCGGTAAAGCGTTTGTAGATTTCGTGGTGTTTTAGGATTACATCTAGCTCTTTACCTTTAGGGAAATAAAATTGTTCACCGCCAAAAGTCAGCCGCAGTTGGTCACATATATCACGCGCCATAGTTTCAGCCTTTTGTTTGGGGAGGCCGTATTTTGTCAGTTCGTTTTCAAGATGAACGATCATGTCTACTAACAAGTTGGCTGTGCGTTCGGTGTGACTCATATGCTATGCCTCGTTATCTCTGTATCGGGCAAGTTGTTGCTCGAATAGTGCTTGATTTTCTTCTGGTGTTTCCATTTTCCCTTGTTGCTTGATCACAAAACTTGCCTTACAGGTCGATTGCATAGGGAGTTGATGATGTTCAATAATGGTGTCGAGTACTTTCGTTAAATAGCCGTGATTTTTAAGTGGCTGAGAGCTTCCGGTTAGGCGCTTTTGCTGTATCTGTAATATCGTTTGTTCAAGCGCACTAAGCAGCGCATTATGATTATGTGAAAGGGCTAATACTTCGTTGATTAGCCTTGCCGCTCGTTCATTACTTAAATCCGATTTTACTGGTCGAAAAAGGGCTACATAAGCCACTAAGTTGGCTGCCAAGTTGCTTGGCAACTTAACAATCGTTCCAAGCAATGCTTTGGCGTTAACGTCTTGTACCAATGTGTCTAAGTGAATATTGCCATGACAACTTGGGCAACGTGTTAGCTTCATCAGTACTCCTATTTATATTGTCTAATGATCGATTGATAGAATTTAAAGGCGTTGCTCAGCACGCTGTGAGTATTGGGCGCATTGTTAACGCGCTCTAAGTGCTTGGTTAGTTCTCCTTTGTCGGCATCACTAAGCATTGAAAATAACTGGCATGCCTCGTCACAGGCGATTTGATATTGTTGCTTGAGTAATCGGGCGTGCCACTGCTTGAGCTGCTCGATTAATTGGTAGCGCATTTGGTTGCTGAGCCACTGCAATTTCTTAATGGGCTCTCCATTATTCAATCGCGTCGCCTGGCGAGTCGCCCATGTTTCTAATGCGAGCTCAGATCCATCATTGATTAACCCTTGATTCGCCATTTCTATCCAAATTTGGCGCAGCTTATCAAGCATGTCTTTTTTAGGCTTTGTGCGACTCTCGGGGCTGTTCTTATTGGTTTTCGATGCTTTAGGTTTAAAACCCAACTTTTTAAAATGCTCCAACACCGTCACTAATTCAGGTGTTGTCATGTCTTTACAGCTGTCTTTTCTGGTGACTAACTGAAGGTTGCTACGGTAAAGGTCGTCATCCAATTTTAGGCTGGTTTTGGCAATGTGAATCAGTTGGATATACCAGCTCTTAGGTCTACTTTTATAAGGCATAATTGATTCCTGAAATTTGCGAGAATGTTTGCTGGAAAGTGGTTCTTAGGTTTACGTTGTTGCACCGACTGTACAAACTCATCAGTGCATGACTTTCGTCTGCTGACAAGTTCGCTTTTTCAATATGTTCGATCGTCATTGGCGATAGGATACGATAAACAGCGATCGCCTCGACTGTGCTCATTGATAATTGATTCTTTGACATAACGGCTTCCTCTTTTTATTAAATGCCCCCCTTTTCCACCAGTGGCGGGGGTACCACCTGTATAGGCTCTTTCATGCCCTGGCTAGACGTTTATTCATTGCAATACGCTTGATTTGAAACTATTCAAATCGCTAATATTGAAACGTGCCGAACGCCCACGGATGCGCTGCTACAAGCTAGTACTAACCATAGGGATTTGTTGAAACTTGCCGTACTGGTTACGTTCATAAAAGCGAATGTAGGTTTTAGATGAGCCGGCAATAATGCCGTCATCTAGTGCTTTCATGGCGTTTTTCCATTTTTCGCCTGGGTGCGCGCGACGGTATTTACGAAGTGCCAAAATGCGTGTTTTGTTATAGCTACCGTGTTTATTTGCTTCGAACGCGTCCATTACTACTTGACGTAGAAACGCACTTGCACCATCTAGTTCGTTCTCGATGACTTCGTTGATAAGACGCTTGGCCAAATCAATTTCAACACCAAATTCAATTTGATCGTCAATGCCGATCATGATTTTGGATTTACCGTCAAATGACGTCATAGTGAGGTTACCGCGGTCGCTTTTGTCGTCGATGCCGTAATGATCGCTCAGTAACGCAACGAAATCTTGAATGTCGCTAAACACTTTACGTTTGAATTCATCGTGCGCTTTGCTTAAGCGCTGCGCTTCGGCAATGTGCTCAACAACGAGTTCGTTTTTTAAAATATCTTGTGGCAACATATCTGACTCAGGCACTTTGTAGCCTCGGCTGTTGGTAAATAGGCGTTGTTCGTTGTCGTTGGTAGTAGTCATGTAATTTTCCTCTTACTTAATCATTGAAACTAATTCTGCGGTGATAATCGGTTCACAAGCGCTCGCCGCTGCATTCATCGCTTTCACCAATAGTGAATTCACCATTAGCGGGTATGACATGTCTTTGATGCCCGACGCCTTGGCAACGCCGTACTTGATTTCACCTTGTAGGCGCTGTTTCATGGCGTCTATAGCATCCGGTGTCACGACCTTTTGATAATCGATGTGACAACGGGCAAATTTGTGGGCGATGTAGTTGGTAATTTCATTACCTAAAGGTGGCAGCGTTAAGATATTGCAGCGATATGAAAACTCACGAATATCGTAGTTGGTTAGATTTAGTTTGACTTCGAGTTCAGGTTGGCCAACGAGTACCACACTAACGAGGCGGTTAAAGCCATCCGACAATTCACATACACGCTTTAGGTGTTTTATTGCGTCGTTTGACAAATCGTGTGCTTCTTCAATAACCAGAACGTGACGATTGCCAGCTTTTACGCTTTGTTTTAATGCTCGCTCGACTTTGCGTGCGCGGTGCTCGAGACTAACGGGCATGCGTTGTATGTTTAGCTCTTCCGCTAACGCATCAAATATCATCCCCGCAGTTAATCGCTTTTTGTCGATAACCATAGGTTCAATGACGATCAATTCAGGATGATTGGTGTTTACATACTGATAGAAACCTTTGCGGATCTCTGTTTTTCCGGCACCACACTCGCCAATAACCGCTAATATACTGCCGTTCATGCTCGCCTGTACCATGCTTTCTCTGACGCGACGCTGTTGCTGACTCATAAATAGGTCGTCAATACAGTGCACTTCGTTTTCGAAAGGGTGACGAGTTAAGTTAAAGTGTTTCATGGTTTTTTGATAAAGCATTTCACGCTCCAAAGGTTCAAAAATCACAGTAGTTTTACTGCTGGGTTCTGCGGCTTTTTTAACCACATTAGTTGGGGTTCGTTGTGGCTGACCTTGCTCACTCCACATATCAGCGATTTCTTTCTGAGTAGCGTACTGACCAAGCCAGTTATTGATTGGCGTCATTATTTGCTCTTTAGTGGCAGTTATTGGCCAAATGCCATGGTTAATGAGTCTGCTTAACGCACTATCTGAAAAAGATAACCCCGATGACGAGACTGCCTGTGCTGCTTGTACTTGGGTTAATCCATATTTTTGAATAAGCTTTCCTATGCCATACACTGCTTGTTGTTTTTCGAATTTCGGGGCATGTTCAAACATTGTTTTCGTTTCCTCTTCGGAGCCTCTCTTAGTAAATAAATTGACTAGCACGCGTTTTACGTCTTCACGGTTAACTTTTTTAGGCCAAGCATTTTCTGTGATTAGTCGGTAGACTGTAGCTGTTGAAACGTCAATGCCTTCTCGAGACAACGCTTGACAGATTTCTAACCGCGAAATTTTGTACTTCCTTACGTATTTACGCATTGGCGTGACATTTGATGTTGTTTTCATCGTTCATACTCCCTTAATTGTTCACTAGTTTGAGCATTGACGTTTTAGGCTGATTTAAGTCAATTACAATCTGAGGAATGTCGTCTGCGAACACTTCCTTGTATTGATTCAATCGTTCAACGTCTTCCACTTCCAAATCGCGCCCCAACGCAACAATTACCGCTTGTTTAATTTCAAGCCTGGACATAGGTTGTTGTGGCGTAGGTTGGAATTCTGTCGGTAGATCCATTTGGGTACCTGCTGGCGTTATGGCGGCGGGTAAATTGATGGTTTTGATATGGCTTACCGCGTCAATATTACCTTCAAATGGCGTGATCTTTTTCGCCTTGGCTTTATTAATTTCGTCGTCATTTAAGTTCGGGTATGCCGCTCTATCCATGCGCTTTTGATTAGTATCAATGATTGTGTCTTTCTTGGTGTCAAAGCCCTCACCAAATACAGGCGCACCGACACGAAAACCCATTTCATTGAACAATACTGGACTTACTTCATGAATGACATTTTCACCGAGTGGGCATTCAATGGTGATCATTACTTTAGCTTCGTCTCCTATGACAACGGGGCTGACTAGCACTTTTTGCTTGGCGTGGATACCATCTAAGTCGGCGACGCTATAAGAAAGCGATTTTTTCGCTTTCGGATGTCTGAAGGTGATTTCAAGTTCACCGCTGACGGTGCGATACACTGGTTCGTGCGTAAATATATAGCGGCAATAATCTGCCGCTGGAAGTGCTCTAAGATACTTAATGAATGCCGGTTGCATTATCATTAACCAAGCGTCAGTGCGCGCTTTTCCATGGCGTTGATGCGTAGAATTATAATTAGGAATCAAGTTGGCGTTGTAGGCGTTTTGCCAGGCAATTGCGACTTGATTGAGCTCATCTACACTGTGTACTGGCTCTAAAAACAGTCTGCCTTCCAGGAGTTTTTCAACTAAGTTATTAGCTTGCTCTACGCCACCTTTAGCTCGCGCTAAGTGTGTTGTATGCGCCACATGTTTTACTTTTAAACAGTCCAATGCATTCTTTATTGCTTTACTCGTGTTTGCACTGCCTTTATCCCAATAGAGACAGTCAGGTACGCCATGAAATGGCGAACCCGCTAGTTTGCCCCAACACCAAAGCAAGAAATCATAAAGTATCGTTTGGCTTTCACCCGCGCTTTCGTAATAACGCACGCTTACGAGGCCGCTGAAATGGTCAATCATCACATAACGCCACACGCGTAAGTGGCTTATTTTTTCTATTTGCTCAGGCTTGTTTTTGTACTGCTCTTCAAACGTGGTGTACTTTTGGACACGCATTCCTTTCTTGGTACCTGGAGGGTAATACAATACGCATAGAGAAGGATCTACCAAGTGCACCTGATTTGGGTATTCCGTTCTGAAATGACCATGTGTGGTGTCTTGTTTCATCTGTTTAGCAGTTAAGTTGCGTTGGCGAAGTAAACGGTTGACATTACTTGGGCTGGTGAACTTATAGCCGTTTTGGCTTAATACGCTGATAGCGTTCGGGGTTTCCATTAGTGTTTTGCCATTTGCGCGAGCACTGGCTTTTGATACAGCAGCGAGCAATAATAACGATTCCTCACTTTGACTGGTTGATCCTGCATCAAAGCGGGTTTTCTTACCACTAGACCAACCAAGTTTTTTCAGTTCGTTATAAAATTTGTGATGATTACTAAAACCAAAATACGCAATCGCTTCTGCTACAATTTTGCTTTTCTCGCCATGCTTGGCACCGTTTAGCCTTTTGCCAAATTCTAGTAACTGCACTTTCGCTGTTTCAGTGATCATTCGTAAGTCCTATTCTTCAGCTGAAACATCAGCGCCAAGCTCTAGTTCGTTGTAAACATCTTCGGCTGATAAATCAGGTTTTTCTTGAAATGAACCACCTAAGATGCCATACACATCTTCGGTTAATTCATTGATAATTCCGGTGTTGCAGTTGACTTCAGCCAGTAGACTGCGTGCTATGTAATCAAGTGCCTTATCGTCCAAGTCGGCTGCCGGATTCTGAAAACTTTCAAATATATCTTTGAGTTGATTCACGCCCTGAATTATTAGCGTGCGTGCTTGTAACATGCCTTTCGCGGCATCAAGTGCTCCGTTTTTCCAAGGTTCTTGGCTAAACTTTCGTTTTGCTTCAAGCTCTTTGATTTTGTCTAACTCAACTTGTTTTTGCGCTGAGTTTTCACGTACCGCACTGACAGTTTGGTTGGCCTCTTCGATCTCGTTTTCTAACTTGGCAATTTCCGTGGCATGCTTAAACGCTTGGTCTTCAATCAATTCTTTGACAGCTTCTTTGTCGCCAAGGTTTATCTCTTCACTTTCAATGATCAGCTTCTGTTTTTCTGTCGGTAGCTTTCGTAATTGACGTAACTCACGATTGCCTAAACCAAGGCGTTGCGACGACTCTAGGAATTCTTGGCCAAAAGATTCTAGGTTTTGAAGCCCTTCGGCCATGGTTGAATAAGAACAGCCAAAAAAGTACTGACAAAGCTCCTTGATATCTCCGACCGTCATACTTTTGCCAGAGTCGTCTGTATAGACCAATCCCTTGTATTGCTTGGAGTCCTTTACTTTCTTGAATAATAGTAATTCTCCGACGGTCGTATATTTCTTAATATTATTCAGTGCCTGAATTTGGCCTATCGCCATTAATACATCTTGTTTAGACTCCAATACGTTTTTAGCGTCGACAATTGCAGCCTGCTGTTGTGGATTTAATTCGCTCATTGCTACCTCCTACAACTGACAGTTGCGACAGCCGCAACACTTAACACCGTTTGGAAACATGCCTTGGCCAAAGCATTGCGTGTTACCAAATCTGACTTTGAGCCAGTATTTAATTCTTATGAATAGATTAGGTTGTTTCATAATTGCTGCCCCTATACTGCTAAACGCGTGAAATTGTGTTGATCTTGTTGAAGTTGTTGTTGCAACTGATTGAAGTTGAACGCAACGGTATTTGAGATTTGAACAAATGCGGTAGAAAGCCGATAGTGCTTATCGATGTGCGGTACACGCTCTACCCACTGAACATATTCAAGATTTGCCAATACCCGAGTGATATTGCTGGCACTATCTTTTGTCATATCAGCAATTTCTTTTGGGCTAATGCCCGTAAATTCATGACCAACCATGGCTTTGATCACACGCAATGTGCGTTGTGTCTGTTCCGAAATGTAAGTAGATTTGATTGCTTGTGTCATAATGTCACCGTCTTCAATTAATCGTTGGCTACTAAGCTCATTTGAGGTTCATCAAGTTTTTCAATGTTGCGTTGATGAAATGCGAGGTCTTCCATTAATTTTTTTATGCCGTCTAATGTTTGTTGAACGTCTTGGTGCCCGTGATAACTATTGATGAGTAAAGCACTGACTTGTGTCATGAATACTTGCATGTCGGTTAGTTCTTTATTTTCTGCTTTGCGTCCAGTTGGCGCTTTAACCAATAAAAAGCCTTGGCTGTGTGCTAAGTACTGCGTGACGTAGTTCTTGCCGCAAGCTTGTTCAAGGGCAATGAGTTTGTTAACTGGTAGTGTTGCGCAGCCTAACCATTTGTATACTGATGAATCTCCGCTACCTAAATGGTCGGCTAAACGTTGCACGCTCAATTGTCGCTTTTCCTTTCCATGCTCTCTTGTTAACTCAAGCGCCTGCACGAGGGAGTGAGGAATAATGCGATTCCAATTTGTTTTAGTCATTGGAATCCCCCTTTGGTTCTGGATTCCAATAAACCAACTGGTTTGGAACTAAAACTTCAGCCATGATTGAATTAAGTTTTCTTTGCATAGGTGCTGCGATATGACTGCCACACAACAAACGCAAAACCACATAAATTGGCTGAAAAAGAGGTTCTTGTTTAGCTTCTGGTGTTTGCCAACCGCCACACAGACATCTCGTTTGCGATTTTTCTTGGATTTGCACCCTGTAATTTACGATATTCATTTGCGTTCCTTATCAGCTAGCAAGCTTGCTTTGCCAGTAATTATTTTGCTCGCTCTTAGAGTTGAAGCGCTCGCTGGTGTGGTAGCTAGGCTTATCTGGAAACACTTCCTTAATAGGTCTATTGAGCGCAACACAAATCGCTTTCGCTATTGTCTTGCTGGTGCTGACGCCTTTAGCAACGTCAGTAACTGCGGTGTGAGATTTATTGAGAGAGCGGGCGATGATTGCAATTGAGCAACTATTCGCCTTTAACTCTTGTTTAATAGCTTCAAATTCCATAGTATTGACCTTTACAAGTTTAATTTAACCTTAATCGTGGTTGTTAATCGGGCTGGATTTAACCTTGATTGAGCTTTAATATCGCATATGAATATCGAAACTGCAATAGAGAATATCGCAAATGAGCTAAATAACTTTGATTTTGCTATTGGTCGCATGAAAGAGGCGGTGCCGTCGCTGCATTCGACGACCAATCAGGACAAAATTCTCGGAGAAGCACTTGGTGTTTCACAAAGTACATTTGCTACTTGGAAAGCGAGGAAGACCATGCAAAAAGCCGCATTGATTGATTTTTGCATAAAACACGATGTTGACTTGAATTGGTTTTTTAAGGGCTCTAAAAGTACACCATCAAGTGTTAGCGAATCAAAAGTTGAAGACAATGATAATGCTGAAGAGTTGATTAAAGCTGCGATGTTAAAAATTTTGCCAGTGATGGAACGCTCTCAATTGTCAGTGAATGAAAAATCATTAACGACAATGATTAAGACTTACATAAAGTACAATAAAGCTGGCGCTGATGTTGATTTGGTTTTGAGAGCTGTAGCAGAAGCGCAATCGAACGTTTAAATTACTAAGCCAGGTTAATATTAAGTTTGGCTCGCATATTGCATTTTTTTCACCTAGTTTTTTTTAGTTCAACTAGTGTCAAAAAAATGGAGATAAATTATGCGACTAAGCAAAAAAATACTAACGTTGTGCGTAACATCAGTGATGGCACTTTCAGTAATGACAACGAGTGCAGCAACGGATTCTGTGGTTACTTCCGATCAAGCAGTAGCCAAGGTAGCAAATAAAGCGCAGGTTAACCGAGCTAAGGTAGTGCACATAAGTGTCGAGCTAGAGTTGCCCGACGGAGAGCGCATAACAGTAGATAATATTGATTTGTGCACACCCGACAGTTTTTACAATGGTGTGCAGGCTTTAGTATTTGGGGACGAAGCGGTAAAAGTGATGCAAGCTGGTATGGCAGCGCTTTATCCCAAAGTGGGTGATAGTGTTTATCAAATGTGGAATAACAAAGTTAATCCGGACGATCCGAGATTGCCTACTTTCCTTATGATTAAGCCACCAGAAAGTAATCAGCATAAGTTAAAGGGAGGAGCTAGTAGGTCATCGTTTAGAGGTGTTTTGAGATCGTCAGCAAAAGTGCTCGGTGTTGAAGATGCGCCCGTATTGATGGCTACCTGTGGGGGATACAATCATCCTGACGTAAGGTAATAGCTATTTTGAATGTTAAGAGTAGTACAGGGATTTTTACTGATAATTTCAATGCTCGTTTGCAACGTTTTTGCAAACGAGCTTTCCATTACTTTGCCAAGGTATATAACACAAGATAACGAGGGCTTTATTTGGATAGGTACTCAATCTGAAGTGCTTCGTTTTGACGGTCACCACCTCACAAATTTTGCTCGTGACTTGGGCTACATCAATAAAATTATTTCAGCCAACAACGCCGTATTTGCGGCTTCTAACCTCACTGTCGTACGCATCGACGAACAGCAAAATGAACAACGCATCTTTGATACGCATAAAAACAACCGAATTGTTGATGTTTCTGTTAATACCAATTGGCTGTACATTTTGCTAGAAACCCAGCTTATACGTATTAATATCAATAACTCGCACTTACAACATGAAAATATGCTCTATCTAGAAAAGAGTGAGCGTAGTACGGTAATTGCAACTGACGGCCAAGTGTGTGTTACTGCCGGTTCCAATGTAACCTGTTTGGAGGATAGTGCGCCCTATAAACAAATGGCAACAAAAGGCGTGATTCATTCAGCGTTTGCCAAAGACGGTGTCATTTATTTTTCAACCGAGACGCAACTTTTGAAGTTAGCTCATTCACAATTGTTACCAGTGGTTAATTACGTAAATACGGTGAGAAAAGTAAGCGCGAATAAACATGACGACATTATTTGGGCGGTTACTCCTAAGGGTATGACCCGCTATGATTTACGTAGCCTTAAAGAGACCCCGCATAACTTTCAACGTAAATTCGATTCACCAATATATCATGTATTTCAAAGCGCAGATGATACTTTATGGTTAGCGAGCACGCATGTCGAAAAGTTGACGAACTCAACTTTGAATGTTGAAAAAGTTCAAGGGCTTGGTGATACGTCAGGGATGGCTTGGTTTCTGAATGATAGTGGCAAGGAGTATTTGGCTGATATAGGTGGTGTATATCAGCTAGAAGGGACGCAGGCACGCAGATTGGAAAATATTAGCCGGCAAACCAAAGGACATATTTACGCAGCATCACTGGAATGGGACGACTTTTGGTTAGGTGGCTATTATGGGTTGTTCAAGGCAGATCCTGAAAAAGATGAAGTAATCAATTTTACGCATTTGATTAGTAATAACCCGGTGCAATGTATCAAAGAACTCGGTGGCCACATAATTGCTGTTTGCGTCGCTAATGATGGCGTATACATTATAGACGTTAACGTTGAACGTGTGGTCGATAAAATTGAAAACCCAGCGATCACCAGTGTGGTTGATTTTCTTGCTATTAATGGTGATTGGAACAATGCCTGGCTAGCAACTGATAACGGTGTTTATCAATTTGAAAGTGGCGAATTTACCCCGTATCTTGCAGAATCTCATGCTATCAGGCTCTTGGAGCACCAAAGCAAGATCTATATCGCAACGTTGAATGATGGCCTTTTTGAGATCGATAGTAAGAATTCAGGTGCAGTCATTGTCACTATTCCATTCTTTGGAATCGGCGATCGTATTCATGACATAAGTTTACAGGGGAGTAGGATACATGTAGCGACTTCATTAGGTGTTGGCATCTATAACGCTTCAACTAAAGAGAGCCAAGTATGGCCTTTAGGGTATAGTGTTGGTCGCATCAGCCGCTATCAGGCGATAACTAGCTTAGGAGAAAGAGTATCTTGGTCAACTGATTCTAAGCGAGAAGATTATGAAACCGCGATCAAGATTAGTCGCTTTAGTGTAAACGGTAAACATACAGATTTAGCACATGTACTTAGTAGTGATGCATCGGTCGAATTGGCGGTAAGTCTAAACAGTTACCAAAATCCAATCGCTCATCAATACGGTATCAATGTTAATGGTCAGCCTTGGGGGTCAATATCCAACATTAACAAGGTGAGTTTTCGCCCCATTTTTGGAAAAAACACTGTTAGCATTACCGCTAAGGATGGTCAAAAAACGCTGCATAGAGAAATTACATTCTTTGTTGAAACACCATGGTATGGTGGGTTGTTCGCTAAAGCAGTATTAACACTGACGGGTATTGGTTTGTTGCTGTACCTGGTTTATTGGGTTCAACAGAATCGTAAAGCTTTTAATGCGCAAGAGCAGTATTTCACCGAGCGAATAACCAAGATTAACCACGAGAACTTGCAGCTCAATGCCAAAGTTGTTAGCGACTACAAAAAGCGCCTTTCAACCATAACTAATGCCTTAGAGCTAAGCAACGCTAAGTTGGTTAATGATTTATATCAGAGCAATAGTTATCAGCTAACCAAAGAATATCAGCCATTAATTAGTAATCTAACTAAAATAGAGGCGCTGCTTGATATCGAACGAACGGTGGATGCTAAAGCTGCTATTGCGGAAGTCATTCAACAGCTCAACATTGAAGCTATTCTCTCAATGCCAGATATCTTTATAGGTGATGATTTAGCTAGAGCGATTGAACAAATGGTTGTAAATAAACGAGCGAATCACGCCTTTGTTTACTTGCAATACAACAAGACTCCCATCGCGTTTAACCCCCTTCTCCATGACGACAATATATTGCTTTGCGTGTATAAGAGTTGTTATGAATTACTTACGTTTGCCATTGAACAGCTCTTGGCAACCGATATTTTCATCAACATTAAAACGACTGAGAATCACTTATGTCTTTCACTTAATATCGAAAATATTTCATTATCTAAAAAAGACTTTAACCAAAAAAATCTTGGGCTATATCAAGTTCGGTTGATTGCTGCACGCTTACAAGCCACGATCGATGTAGAAAGCTACAACAACGTCGGAACATGTATAAAAGTCACATTGCCACTTCTAGTTAAAAGTTATGAACCGATAAAGTCGAAAATTATTAACTCAGGTTAATATTTTAGTGAAATAATTGCTGTCAATCTGACAGCATGAACAGACATGACTACTACAAGCTCATAGATCAGCAAATACCTCGCAATGCGCGTATTGCGATAGCTTGTGTTCTTGAAGAAGAGCAAGGCTATGTTAACCACGCCAGTGATCGCGGAGGTGAAACCAATTTTGGTATATCAAGCCGCTGGTACCCTGAGCTCGATATTGCTGACCTATCTGCTGCACAAGCCGCTAATATTTACTATCAGGATTATTGGTTAAAAAACTACTGTCACCTGCTGCCCCCTGATATTGCGCTAATTATTTTTGACGCCGCAGTCAACCAAGGCGGTAAATTTGCGCGTAAAACGCTTCAAAGCTTATTAAACGTTACCGTTGACGGAATAATTGGCGAGCGCACGTTAAGTGCTGCTCGTGAACTATCAGACAATGATTGCTGGCTGCTCTGTGTAACATTTACGCAAAAGCGCATTGAGCACTATGTCAACATAGTGCAGTCAACTCCCTCTCAAGCGGTTTTTCTAAATGGTTGGGTAAAGCGAGCTTTTTGCATTTTCAAGCACATAAGGATTACGTAATGAAGTCTGTAGCACGCTTAAATGAAGGTCGCAATGCTCGTTTGCGCGCTGAAATTGATCGCGCTCTGCTTGGCAAAAAAGTCATTGCACGTTGTGTATATAGGCGCATAGAGCAACGCAATCAATTTTTTAAAGGGTGGCATAGTGTAACGCAAATTGATATTGACGTCGCAATTGCTAAGGCCTGCGGTGCTAGTCCTCTTCAGCAACAAACTGTTTCACAAAGGAATTACCAATGCAACCTTTAGAAGTTTTTACGCTTACAGTATCAGCCGTGGCTTTAATTGCCGGTCTCATTTTGATTTACAGCGCTTATCGAGAATCGTCAACCGAAGAGGGTGACGAAGAATCGCAAATCATCAATGAAGCCAGCGGCAATATGAGTTTATTCTTATTTGGTGCCGCATGCTTAGCACTATGCGTTGCGGCATTTTTTTTCTCAGCTTACTTGTTTATTAGTTTCATGAGTTTGTTTTAAGGATTATCGCTTTGCCTGACATATTAGATCACGCTCAAAAAATCGAAGAGCAATCACGGACGCATGCGATTGAACATGCGTTAAGTAGCAAAGAGAAGCCGTTATATGAAGATGGTCAACGTATTTGTCTTGATTGCATGATACCTGTACCACTTAACAGAGTGGCTGTAGTAAACGCTGTTCGTTGCATTGAGTGCCAAACGCTCAACGAAGTAAAAGCCAAACAATTAGGAGGTTAATGTGGATTGGTTACTTAAGTACTGGCCGATTTTAATCGTCTTATATTCTGGAGTGTTCACGATGGTAATATTTGCACTACACCGCACTTACGCGAAACGTGATGACCATATGAAACTGAGAAGCGAAGTCGACCAAATTTCGCTCCAGCTCAATAACCTGCCAAGTGAAAAAGAACTGCATAAATTAGAACTCAAAATTGAACGGCTTAGTGGTGACATTAAACGCATAGAGCCTGGTTTAACTTCAGTCAAAACATTATCTGACATGCTTCTTGAAAACGAACTACTGAATCGAAAGGACTAATCATGGGTATTGAACAAGTACAAAGTGAACATCATCGCATATCTATTTTGCAAGCGCTTAACGCTATGACAGGCTATCAGACAAACGACTCCATGTTGCAATGCGGCTGTGAAGCCTATGGCCATAAAATGAGTAATGATCAAGTGCGTAGTCACTTGTTCTGGCTAAAGGAACAAGGATTGGTTTCTATTGAATCTCACGACCGATATTTGCTAGCGACGTTAACAAGTCGCGGCCAAGACGTCGCAGAAGGCCGTGCGATGTGTCCAGGTGTTAAACGTCCGAGAGCTAAGTAATGGCTGATAAGAAAAAGCGCGGCAAAGTTTCCAAAATTGATTTGCTGCCTGAGCAGATTAAGAACAAGCTCGACGAGTTATTGCGTTCTGGTAAGCAACAGCAAATAGAAATTGTTGCTGAAGTCAACCAAATGATTCTTGATGCCGGATTGCCTGACAGCGCTACGCTTTCAGCTTCTGGAGTTAATCGCTATTCAACGCAAATGCATACCGCTGGCCAGCGCATCAAAGAGGCGCGTCAAGTGTCAGAGCAGTGGATTGCCAACCTTGGCGACAAGCCGACAGGCGATGTCGGCAAGATACTGATAGAAATGATCCGTACTATTGCCTTTGACAATGTGCTGAAGGCTTCGCTCGATGAAGAACCTATGCCACCCAAGCTGATAAAAGATTTAGCAATTAGTGTCGAACGATTAGAAAAAGCCAGCACTGAGTCGCTCAAACGTGAAAAAGAAATTCGCCAGGCATTTGCTGAAGAAGCAGCTGAGCTTGCTGAGAATGTTGCAAAAAAAGCAGGCTTAACCCATGAAGGTGCTAGTAGTATCAAGAAACAAATTTTAGGTATAGCTTAGTGATTATTCGTGAGCGAAAAGAAAAAATACCTACAGCCGACAAGCCCCGCATGTCGGCTTCTGAGTATCAAAAATCAGTTGAGCGTGTTGATTCCATCGAAGAACGTTTTGGCTTGCCAGTGTTTATTGCTTACGACGAAAAAGAGGTTTTACTTGGTTATCAGAAGCGTTGGATTGCTGACGACTCGCCGCTAAAAATCGCCGAAAAATCTCGACGTACAGGTATCACCTGGGCGGAAGCTGCTGACGCAGTTTTAGAAGCAAGTAAGAGCAAAGAAGCTTCCGGTACCAACCATTTTTACGTTGGCTCGAACAAAGAAATGGCGCGCGAATTCATTGACGCTGCTGCGATGTGGGCAAAACACTTTGATAAAGCTGCGGGTGAAATTTGCGAAGAAGTATTTATAGACGAAGGTCAAGACGGCAAAGAGATCTTAACGTTTGCGATATACTTTGCTAGTGGATTCAAAATTCAAGCGCTTAGCTCAAATCCTTCGAATTTACGTGGCATGCAAGGCAATGTGACGATTGATGAGGCTGCATTCCATGACCGTTTAGGTGAAGTACTTAAAGCTGCACTTGCTTTGACGATGTGGGGAGCAAAAGTTCGCCTAATCAGCACGCATAATGGTGTTGATAACCTTTTCAATAATCTGATTCAAGATAGCCGTGCAGGTAAAAAACGCTATTCTATACACCGCATTACCATAGAGGATGCTGTTAAAGAAGGTTTGTATAAGCGTATCTGCCAAGTCAAAGGGAGGAAGTGGACTCAGCTAGCGGAAAGTCAATGGATTGAAGACCTGCTGAACGATACGGCAACGGAAGAAGACGCTAGAGAAGAATACTACTGCGAACCCAAACAAGGTAGTGGAGTTTACCTTAAACGGGTACTTGTTGTACGTGCAATGCGGTCTGATATTCCGATTATTCGAATTACAGCCCCAAGTGATTTTCTTTCCTGGTCGGTTGCTCATAAGAAGATTCAAATCAAAGAGTGGTGCGATGAAATTGCCCCGCACTTGGCTGAACTAGATACTAATCTTAACCATACATTTGGTGAAGACTTTGCACGCAAAGGCGACCTTTCACAGTTTGTTCCATTGCAAATTAATAAAGATCTAACCAAACGGGTACCGTTTGTTATTGAGCTTTGTAATCTTACTTATGAAGCGCAGCGCGAGATAATGATATTTGTTTGTGACCGTCTGCCGCGTTTACAAGGCCTGGCGTTTGATGCAACAGGTAATGGTGGCTTTTTGGCAGAAGCTGCCGCTGAGCGCTACGGCACCGAAATGGTCGACCAAGTTATGTTAAGCGATCGCTGGTACCTAGAATGGATGCCCAAGCTAAAAGCTGAGTTTGAAGACTTCAATATCGAAATTCCCAAACACCAAGATATTCAAGACGATTTAGGTCAAATCAAAGTAATTAATGGAATACCCAAAATTGATAAGGGTACGACAAAAGCACAAGACGGACGACAACGACATGGTGACTTCGCTGTGGCGCTAGCAATGGCAAATCGAGCTACTTGGATGGACGGTGCACCGATCGAATTCACCCCTTTGCCAGGAAAGCAAGCTAGCTTTGAAGGCAGTCATGACAGCGATTATGCTACCAGTTACTCAAAAGGTTGTTATTAATGAAATCGTCAAACGAATTTTTAGAGGTCAATGGCATCCGCTTTCGCATTAAGGCCATCAAATCCCCACAAAGCACAAATAACGCTCAGGTCGCTCAACTTAAACATGAGTTTGCGGAGCACCCATCAAGCGGATTAATTCCTGCTAAGTTGGCAAGTATCATGATGGAAGCTGAACAAGGCAACCTGATGATGCAAGCAGATTTAGCGGAAGACATGGAAGAAAAAGACGCCCACATATTTGCCGAACTCGCCAAGCGTAAAAGCGCACTGCTTACCGTTGATTGGCTCGTTGAGCCTCCACGTAATGCCAGCGTTGCTGAAAAAGCAGACGCTGAGTTAATCAACGAAATTCTGCTTGATGGTAATTTTGTCGATGACGTTATCATTGATATGGCTGACGGTATTCTAAAGGGCTATAGCAATCTTGAAATGACTTGGCAACAACGTGATGGCCTGCACGTACCTAACATGATTGAGCATCGTCCACCGCGTTGGTTTATGGTCAATCCGCATAACCAGAATGAATTACGACTGCGTGACCAAAGTCATACTGGTGCGCCATTACAGCCTTTTGGTTGGATACAACACCAACATAAAGCAAAATCTGGATACATTGGCCGTGCAAACCTTATTCGGGTACTAGCTTGGCCGTATTTGTTTAAGAACTATAGCGTGCGCGACTTAGCCGAATTCTTAGAGATTTATGGTATTCCGGCGCGGATAGGTAAATATCCTATTGGTGCAGACCGAGACGAAAAAGCGAGCCTGCTGCAAGCAATAATGTCAATTGGTCATAACGCGGGAGGTATCATTCCCAAAGGGATGGAAATTGACTTCGCTAATGCAGCCAGTGGCCAAGCTGACCCGTTCGAGTTAATGATATCTTGGTGTGAACGCAGTCAATCAAAAGCAATATTAGGCAGCACGTTAACCAGCCAAGCAGATGGCAAAAGTTCAACTAATGCACTTGGCAATGTGCATAACGAATCACGTATTGAATTACGCAATAGCGATTTAAAACAAATTGCAGCGACTTTAACACGTGATTTAGTCATGCCGCTCTACGTGCTTAACGGTAAAAGCTTTCGCGATGAACGTCGTTTACCTAAGTTTGCGTTTGATATTCAAGAGCCAGAAGATCTAAGCCTTTACGCGGAAGCGCTACCCAAACTTGTCGACAAAGGCATGAAAATTCCTTTGCCATGGTTACACAAAAAACTGCAAATCCCTGAACCGGAAGACGGTGAACAAGTGCTGTCGTTGAATCAATCAGTTCCAGGTGTCGCCCAAAATAAATCGCCAGAGAACTTAGAAGGCAATAAGAAGCCAGTACCTCTTAAAGCCACTATGCAAAGGGCTATTACTGCGCTCAAGGCAATAGATGCAAATGACCCTGTTCAGCAACAGAGTGACAAACTCGCTGCGGCATTGTCACCAGAGTTAAAAGGCATGGTAGATCAAATTGAATCCCTAGTTAACAACGCAAGCTCATTGGAAATATTACAAACTCAATTATTGGATTTAGATTTGCCTATCGACGACATGGCCAAGGTGATGCAACTTGCGATGAGTTCAGCGCAATTAATTGGACAACATGACGTATACGAAGGTAATTAATGACCGTTAACTATGGTTCACTCTCTTTTGCTGAGCAAATAGATTTTTTTCGACGCAAGCTGAATGTAACGTCTGTGCGTTGGGCTGATGTCTGGCGAGAACAGCACAATACCAGTTTTATGATTGCCGGTGCACTACGCGATGATTTGCTCAACGACTTTCGCCAGGCGGTTGATTTAGCCATTGCCGAAGGTAAATCAATCACCTGGTTCAAAAAAGAATTTGACAATATTAAAAAGCGTTATGGTTGGTCGCATACGGGTGACGCCGCATGGCGCAGTAGAGTTATATACGATACTAACATGCGACAAAGCTACAATGCTGGACGTTATGAACAGCTACAGCATTTTGATTATTGGGAATATCAACACGGCGACAGCTTGCACCCACGAGAATTACACTTGCGTTGGCATGGTCGCATATTACCCAAAGACGATCCGTGGTGGCAAACACACTTTCCTTCTAATGGTTGGGGCTGTAAATGTCGTGTACGTGGTCGCAGCGCTCAATACATTCAGCGAAAAGGCTTAACAGTAGAAGGTTCACCTAGAATTGAATTTAAGGAATGGATTGATAAAGTCACTGGTGAGACACACCGTATTCCGAAAGGCATTGATCCTGGCTTTGATTACGCGCCTAAAAAATCAACGTCGCAAGCGGTAATACAAAAACAAAGTACGGTGAAGAAAGCGCCATACAAATCACCTGAACGGATAGTGCCGTCAGCCTTTAGCACCGTTAGCGGTGCAGATGTGCATAGCCTCAACGCTGCGTTAATTCAGTTTGACACCGCTAGCGATCGCGTGGCCTTGCTTAGTCAGTTCCTCGTTAAGCACGACATAAAATCACTCTTTATTAAACAGGCGGAAATGGGCGCGCGTAACCGCGCCGCGCTTAAAATACTGCCGGAAGTAACTGAATATTTAAGGCTTGGCCAGCAAACACAATTTTACTACACCACTAACAAAGCGAATCGAACTAATGGCTTTACTTGGGGAACGAAGAGCCATGTTGTTATTAAAGTGAAATCAGGTACTCGTTTTAGCAAAGCCAATTTCAATGATCTGTCACAAGCGGTTAAAGATGCTATATTGTTATTGCGTGAAGGTAGTCAGCAATGGTCGCTTTCGCACATAGTTCGCGTAGCAAGTAGTAGTGGTGATCATGGTGGTGCTATCGTTACTTGGTTACATGAACTAGGGCATCAAGTACATTTTAAAGCCGGAGCTCCACGAATACCTATCCCGTACGGTTACGGTGTTACTGAATACAGCTTAGTTAACGATAAGGAATGGCACGCTGAGCACTTTGCAATGTGGTTATTGAACCGCGATGCACTGGCCAGTTGGGATGAAGGCATTGCCGTGTATTTTGATGAATTGATAAAAAAGGTTATTTGATGAGCAGACTAGATAAACTAAGGCAACAACCTAAATCTCGTGACACTATTCGGGCGGCCATGCAAGTACTAAAAGATACAGGGCTTAGTTTCAGCGAGAAGCTGACACAGGTACGTGAGTTAGAGCAGCAAGCACAGGAACACGAGCTGGCGATGTTTGACGAGATTTATTCTAGTTTGCATAACCTGGCACAAACCCAAGATGATATAGAGCTAATATCAGGTCGTTAGTGATGGCGGGTAGCTTTATACAAGTCGAATTTCGCGGGCTAAAATCATTAACCAAGGCGATCAATAAATTGCTAAAGCAAGGGCAAAACCTAGAGCCTGCGCTTCGTGAAGTTGGTGAATACCTGGTTGAGTCTACGCAGCAACGCTTTGTTGATATGCAAGCCCCCGATGGCAGCCCATGGGAACCGCTAGAGTTGGCAACCATTGCAAAGAAAAAGCGACCTGAACGCATCCTTACCGAATCTGGTACATTAGCCGATACCCTCAGCTATCAGCTTGAAACTGACGCACTGTTGATAGGCTCGAATATGGAGTATGCGGCAACGCATCAATTTGGCCGTGACGAGATACCAGCACGACCGTTCTTGGGTATTGCACCATTTGAGCGTGACGAAGTACTTAACATACTTCACGACCATTTAGATATTGAAATTCACAACTAGGACTCCACCATGACCAAGCGCATCGCCTATAAAAAGGGCTACAAGTACCAATTGCAGCACGACTATTTTGAACACATTCCCATTCAACCCGAACAAGATATTAAGACTGATTTTTTATTACTTGATGTTAATGGCAACCTTGTCGTTAAGAAAGGTTATGCCTGGGACGGTGTTTCGGGTGGCGCACCGGATCTAAATGGATTTATGCGTGGTTCCCTTAAGCATGATGCAATCTATCAGCTCATTCGTATGGGATTGCTTGATATGAAATGGCGCGTAGTTGCCGATGCGATGTTTGCCAGGGATAGCAAACAGGATGGTATTTGGGGGTTTGTAGCTACGACGGCTAACAAACTACTGAGAGCCTTCGGTAAAAGGCATGCTTCCAATACATTGCTGAAAAGAACTTATTACGCCCCTTAGCAACCAACCCCATTTGAGGCGCTCAGCGCGATTTTAAGCGCCTCAAATGTCAAATGCGACTGATGATGCGCAAAGATGACGTTCTAACTTGTACGGAGTTTATAAACTTTTTATAAACGAGCTTTGTTCGTGGTAATGACATCGAATGCGCTTTGAGACGCACAATTAAGCAATCCCACCTTAAGTAACTGCCCTGAAATTACTAACACAGGTTAATATTTACTGGCCACCATTCACGCGATATTGGAGGCATGAAAACATTAAACCAACAAATAATGAATTACACCGCCCTTGCGGTTTTATCTGCATCGACGCAAACAAGCGCTAACTTGGCCATTTTGGGTGGGAATGCGTTTGAGGTGAGCGACCATGGGTTAGTGCAACTGCTACCCGCCGGACACTTTCAAGCCGTTGATGGTAGACCTAACGACGTTGCTGGCAACCAATGGTTAATGGATAAAGCTGCGTTTGAACAGCTAAAAGCTAATACCCCGCATCAAATTGGCGATTTGGTCATTGACTATGAACACCAAACGCTAAAGACCGAGCAAAACGGCCAACCTGCAATTGCTGCTGGCTATTTTAATATTGGTGACGTGCACTTTATTGAAGGCAAAGGCTTATTCATTAAACCTCGCTGGACTTCCAAGGCACAAGCACATTTATCAAGTGGTGAATATAAATATATATCTGCCGTATTTGGTTACGACACGCTAACAGGTCGGCCAACATTTTTGCATTCTGCTGGCTTGGTAAATCGACCAGGAGTTGACGGTATGGCTCCGCTTGCGCAACTCGCCGCTTCATTGCACTTCAAAAATTCTAACATCACACAACAAGAGGACGCCGCCGTGAATGAAATTTTACTGGCAATACTAAAAGCCCTGGGAATCAAAATCGAAGGCGAATTGCCAAGCGATGTTGCTTCCTTGAAAGCTTTCGAAACCGAGGCATTAACTGCTTTGTCAGCATTAAATGCAAAAGCTGATCAAGTACCAACATTAAATCAACAAATTGTTGCATTAAAAGCCAATTCAAACCCCGACCCAAGTGAATATGTACCCGTTGCCGCAGTAACAGAGTTGCAACAAAACTTGGCTGCATTACAAGCACAAGTGAATGGTTCAGAAGTCGACAAGATTGTCGAGCAAGGCAAGGCTGCTGGCAAAATTATCGCGTCAATGGAAGATTGGGCACGCGAATTAGGCAATAAAGACGTTACCCAGCTCAAAGCCTTTTTAGACGCCACTCCAGCGATTGCCGCGCTCAAATCTCAGCAAAGCGATAAAACAAATTTGGATGACGCACGAAACAACGATGTTGTCGCGTTATCAGCCGAAGACAAAGAAGCTGCGACTCTGCTTGGTATGACTGAGAAAGAATTTGCAGACCAAAAAGCACTAGAACAAGGAGCTAAATAACATGGCTATTATTACTGTTGCTCTATTAAATTCATTGCGTACAGGCTTTCACAAGAACTTTCAAAAGGGATTAGATGGCGCAGAACCGCAATTTGAGAAAATTGCCTCGATTATTCCGTCGACTACCGCAACTAACACTTATGGCTGGTTAGGCCAATGGCCAGGCTTTCGTGAGTGGATTGGTGAACGCCAACACAAATCAATGCAAGAAAAAGCCTACCAAATCGCGAACAAAGATTTTGAAAGTTCCGTAGCTGTTGACCGCAATTCAATTGAAGACGAACAACTTGGCATTTTTAATCCGATGTTCGAAGAAGCTGGTCGAGCAACCAAAATGTTTCCTGACGAATTTATATTTCCTCAGCTTGCCGCAGGTGAAACTACGGAGTGTTACGACGGGCAATATTTCTTTGACACCGACCACCCTGTAAACGCTGAAGTGGATGGTTCAGGTGCAGACACCAGTGTCTCTAACATGATTGTTGATGGTACATATACTGGCCCTACTTGGTACGTGATGTGTACAAGTCGTGCACTGAAGCCATTTATTTATCAGGAACGTAAGAAAGCGCAATTCATCGCAATGACTAGCGTCAATGACGAAAACGTCTACACCAAAAAAGAGTTTCGTTACGGTATTGATTTACGTGCAGGTAAAGGCTACGGCTTCTGGCAAATGGCGATTGCCGTAAAAGCAGAATGTAATGCGGACAACTTGTGGAAAGCCATGGAACTAATGCGCTCATACACTGCTGATGGTGGGCGTAAACTTGGTCTTAAACCAAACCTGATGGTCGTACCAGGAACGCTCGAAAAAGCTGCAACCAAACTATTGGCACGTGAATTTACCAATGAAGGCGGTGTAGCAGTCGACAACGAACTGAAAGGTAAATTAGACCTACTAGTAGCTGAGCAGCTCTAATCAATCGCAAGGGTTGCGAGCTTGCCTTGCAATCCTTCATTTGTACAAAGTATTAATGCAAGGAATTTAACATGTCATTACTCAAAAGCTTATTCAAAACTGTCGTTGTCAATACGATGCAGTCAGGTTTTCGCCGTGCCGGTGTTCGACTAGACAAAGGCACTAACGAGTTAGAGCTTGACGAAAAACAGCTCGTATTATTTAACCGAGATCCAAACTTAAAAGTCGATGTGCTTGACGTAATTAAAGATTCCATTGTTGATAGCGCAATAAATTCAGTCACTGCCCTAGTTGCACAGAAAACCGGTGTTGCTCCTGGCACCGTTCAAATGGTCATTGAAGCGTTCGAAATGGTGAAAGGTAACCCTGCCGCAAAAGAAGCTTTTGTTGAAGGAGTTAAAGAAGCTGCCATTGGCACAGTGGCATCAACAGTCGTTGAGTCTGTGATAGATAAAGGTTCAGATATGCTTGAATCGGTGGTATGTCAGCTAGATATGTCAAGCGCCGCAGAAGAGTTGCATCCATTTATTGCAGTGATTGACGAGTTAAGTGCTGAAGCCAAGCTGGAAAGTAAGCCAACAGTCAACGATTTGGCTGTGATAGTTGAAGTAGATGGCAATGACAAAAAAGTAAAGCCGACGGCTGAACAGCGTGACCAAGCATGGGACTGGTACCAAGCCAATGTTGAAGTGGTCAATGTTGACGATGCAATTAACCAACAAAGCGAAGAGTAGTACCTATGTATTGCACTAAGCAAGACTTGATCGACCGTTTCAGCGAACAGGAACTTATCGAACTGACCGACCACAGTAATTTGGGCGTGATTAACGATAGCAAGTTGACTCAAGCAATGATGGATGCCAGCGCTGAAATGGAGATTTTTATTGGCAGTCGTTATGAACTTCCGTTAGTGAATGTGCCTAAAGCTTTACTACCACTCGCCTGCGATATCACTCGCTACAAACTGTATGACCAAGCCGTAAGCGATCATGTAGCTGAACGTTATAAAAGCGCCATTGAATTTTTAAGAAGTGTAGCTAAAGGTGCTGTTACGCTTGGTGTGAATGTCAATGGTGATTCAGCGGTTAGTAGTGACTTTGCCGAAATGCAAAGTGCTGGCTCTGTGTTTAGCAGAGAAAACAGCAAAGGGTTTATCTGATGTACGAACTACTTAGAGAGCGGGTTAAATCCATAACTATTGACGGTAAATACAGTCGATTTTCAGGTGTGAAGTCGGTTCTTTCTGTGGTGACATTAAAAGATAAAAATATAAACAAGCCTCTTGAAACCTACATAGTGCCATTCAACGACACACCTAAAAATTTAGTTAACGACAGTGAAGGTTCTGTGGAAGAGCTTACCAGCGAATTTGGCGTCATGTTCGGTATTCAAAGCATTAATGATCCTACTGGTGAGAAAGGGAATGAGTTGCTCGAACAAGCATTGAACGCTTTACGCAAAAGCCTACTCGGTTATAAGCCTGGCGAAAAACAAACCGCATGTACGTTAGGTAAAAGTGGCCTGCTTGCTATGGCATCAAATGGCATTTGGTGGATGCACCGATTTAAAACAACGCAAATAGTGGAGTCAGTCTATGACCAGTAACAAAAATGCAAAAGCCAGTGAAAAAGCTGCTGCGCCGACGCAACAAGTAAGCAAAACACAACAGGCCGTTATTGATGGCACAAACACTAAAACTAAAAATGATGGCAGTCATATCGAAGTTGAACGCCAACGCCTTTTAGATATGGCTCAAGCGGGAGATAAATAATGACTATATTAACTGGCGAATACGTTTTCGCGGCGAAAGTAGAAAATACATACGGTGTTGATGCCACACCCGATACAACGCTAAATGCAATGCGAGTAAAAGCCAATCTGCAATTAGCTAAAGTTGAAACTGAAGAAATGGATTACGATTCAGGTAGTACAGGCTCTAAGGGCAGTATTGAAAAAAGCCGACTAGTTGAAGGAGATTTATCAGCTTACTATGCGGGAAGCGGTACGAACAATATACCACCAGCTATTAGCCCTTTGTTAAAAGCCGCTGCACTAAAAGTGTCGCCAGGTGCTGATAAGGTCGACATTACCCTTGATGATATTACTGACTCAGATTCGGTAACTGGAAAGTTTTTTCGTGGAACTGCATCACAAACACAGCGCGGCGCACGAATGGATTGGGAAATTGAATTTAGTGTTGATGCGCTGCCACGTATCAAGTTTCCAAGTTATAAAGCGCTCTATCAAGATCAAGAAAATGGCGCTAAACCAGCCACGATTGATTTATCAGCGTTTAAAAACCCTAGACCCACTAACCCTGTTCGCTTTGTTACTAAGTCAATTCACGGTTATAACGCAGCGATTTCAAAAGTGACAATAAAAGGAAACTGCGAAGTGGTTTATGTGCCAGAAGACCAAGCAGTTAAGATTATCGATCGTAAGGTTACGTGGGATATAGAATTTAAAGAACCTACGCCTGACGTAATCGACTTTTATAAGAAAATAGGCGATTACGGCGCTATTGATATTCAAGTTGGTCAAGATGTTGCTGATGAAGGCCATATATTTGAAGCTCATTCAGCCAATGCGCAACTAAGCAATGTCAGTCAAACCGAGCGCAACAAAGTGGCTTATCTAAATGCTACGTTTGAAGCAGTACCTACAGCACCAAATAACGAAATAACCATGATCACCCGATAGTGCTCCCGACATTCGCGGGGAATATTCCCCGCACTTTTTTTAACTTAAAACTGACAATGAGAATATTATGCAATTTCAAATTCAAGACCTAATTAAAGGACGCTTTAAGAAAGCAGTAACCGTACCTTTCCCAAGCGAAAACATTAACGAAAACGGAGAAATACAATACGACAATGCGCACTTTATTGGTGTATTCGTTAATGTGTCCGAAAAAGAGCGCGAAAAACACCAAAAACGCCTAGCTGAATTGAACGAACAAAACATTAAATTGCAAAAGCGAGAAAAGGCATACAACGAAGGCACGAGTCAGGACAAGCCAACGTTCGAAGAGTCAGCAGCGATTAAAGAAGCGACAAAAGCAGTTACTCGTCAATTTATTCAGCAGTACTTTGTCGGATTCGAAAAACACCCTAAACACCCACTTCCATTTTTAAATGGTGAAACTGAGTTGCAATGTACAAAAGAAAACATTGCAGCGTTGTTAGACATTCAATTAATTCGTGAATGTGTCGCCGACGTTTATAACGATGAAATTAATAAAAAACAAAATGAAAAGCTCAGTAAGTTGATGGCGGGAAACTAACTGAAGTAGCTGAATACTTAGCTTGTCGTACATTTTCTGTAGAACCCGACGACATGAATGTAAACGAGCTAGAGCAAACGCTACAAAGTATGGGCATTGCGCAAGAAGAAATAAACGAAGTACTTATTGCGCAAGACCAGCAAAACGAAGACATGCCTTTAATACAGCCAGGCAACGTATTAACAGTTTATTTCTTCAATAAGGTGCAGCGATATTGGCATAGGGTTGGAATGGAAGCAACGCCCTGCTACTTAGACATAGCAATGATTGAAGCAAGAGCACGAAAAATATCATGGTATCGACAACTTTCGAATGAAGCTAGCGAACTGCTTTGGGAAGGAATGGATATTTTAGAGCACGCATTTTTGGCCACGTACAATACGATGAAAGCAAGACAATGAGCGATACAGACTTAGAACTAGCGATACGATTAACGACTGAAGGTGGCAAAATTGTTGTTAAAGATTTAGAACAAATCAATCAAACAACAAAGAAAACCAATCAGACGTTAATCAATACTCGAAAAGGTGGAGAAGCTGCTCGCCAAGGGTTTGATCGTGCCAGCGCTGGAGCTGAAAAACTCAGTCGAAAATCCAGTCAAACCAGCACTGAATTAGAAGGCATGATCCGCAATGCGCAGTTGATGGTGACTGGTTATTTGTCAATTGCTGGTGCCATGAATGCGATCAACCGTGCCGACAATTTTAATGTACTCACACAACGCATCAAAACCGCTACCCAAGATACAGGCGATTTTGTCGACGTTAATCGCGACTTATACGACATTACTCAAGCGAACCGCAGTAATTTGGAAAGCACGGTTGAAATGTTTCAGCGTATGGCAACTGCGCGTGTTGAGCTTGAAGCGACCAATGCAGAAATGCTTGAGTTTACTGACGCCATTCAAGAGTTGGGCGTAATTGGTGGGACAGCAACCGAAAACATTAAAGCAGGTCAAACTCAATTAGCGCAAATGCTGAGCAGTAATGTTGCCCGTGCAGAAGAGTTTAATTCACTTTTAGAGAACATACCTGAAGTTGCAAATCGTATAGCGAAAGGCTTGGGGGTAAGTGTTGGCCAATTACGATTAATGATGCTCGATGGCCAATTATTATCAAAAGATGTATTCAACGCCATATTGAGTCAATCGGAAGACATTCATCGTAACTTTGCAAAAATCGAATTATCGATTGCCAGCACCAAAGTACAAGCGGGTAATGCGATCAACAAATCACTGGCGCAGTTAGATGATGTATATCAAGTCACTGATTTGATCGCTGCGACATTGGCTGACATGGCAGTGATGCTTGATGATATGAATGTAGAGCAGTTGCAAGAGTTAGTCGCATTAATAACCGCAGTGGCAGGCAGTGTTACCGCAGCTTTAGTGATCAAAAAGCTCAATCTTGATCTGTACGCAATGGGCGCAGCGGGTATGACTGCGAGCCAAGGGTTAATGACCAAAATAGCAGCGATGCGCACAAGCACAGTAACAACCAATGTTTATGGCCAAGTTATTCAAAACACTACCGCAAAAATTTCTGCGCAAACGGTGGCAACCAGAGCGCTTGCCGTCGCCACTAAGTCATTGCTTAGCCCAATTGGCTTAGCTGTTACCGCAGGTTATTTACTCTACGAAGCGTTTTCTCCCGATGAAATTGACCAGCAAGTAACCGCACTTGGCCAGCTTGAACAAGCGCTTGGACGTGCGGCAAAGAAAATTGATGAAATGACCTTGGCAGAGCAAAAAGCAACGGCGGCTGAATACGATAAATTGATCCAAGCAAAAACAGCAGAAATTACCGCATTACAGCAGGCGGTAGAAAGTAACATGCAGCGCGGTATTCGTTCTGGTAGCGACTCGGCCATGTTCCTTGCAGAAAGTCAGGCACAAGAAGTACTCCAACAGCAACAAGCCTTAGAAAACTTAAAAAATGCCTACTCTGACCTGCAAGGCGCAATATTTGATGCGGGCATGGAACAAATAAAATGGAATGTGCGCATTAAAGACGGTAAAGAAGTAAGCGAAAAGAAAACGGTTGTCACTAAAAAAGAATTAACCGCTAACCAAAAGCTAATTGCATCGCTTGGCCAACAACTACAACTGACCAGTTTAAGTAGTAAGCAAAAGCTACTCTATAGCAATTTAAGTAAATTGTCGGCAGATGCGACCACCGACGAAATAGCCGCTGTTACCGCGCTCACAGAAGCGATGTTGCAACAGCAAACATTGCTTAGCGACAGTAAGTACTACGACGACATGCTCAATGGTGCGAGTACAATAAGTGATACCTGGTCAAGTGCGGGCAATGTGATTATTGAAACATTTGGCACTATTGGCCAACAAATAGAAAAACTCAGCAAACAACAGGCGAAGTACGCAGAGCAGCAAAAGAAAATTGCAGAAGACAAAAAGCTCTATGCTGACAACCCTGAAATGCTCGCCAAAGTAGAAGCCGCAGAACAATCTCTTGCTCAAAATAGAACGACCGCGCATTTGGCATCATACGGCGCAATTGCGGGCGCAGCTTCACAAATGTTTAGCAAACAATCTAAAGGCCGTGAAGCTTTGCATCGCTTAGAAATGGGCTTTATGGCCGCTGAAATGGTTTTAAGTATTGAAAAATCAATTTTAAATGCGACTGAATCAATCACCAATGCGGGTACCAGCGGTGACCCATACACCGCTCCCGCGCGGGTACTAGCAATGGCAGCATTAATGGCTGGCGTATTAGGTGCCGCAGGAATTGGTTTTAGTTCGGGAGCTGGTGGTGGCAATACTGCTGCTGACCGTCAAAGCAGCCAAGGAACTGGCACTGTGTTTGGTGATAGTGATGCAGTATCTAATTCTGTGCTCAACAGCTTTGAACGTGCTGAAGAATTAGAACTTAAAAAGTACGCAGAACTACAACAAATGAATGCGTCACTAAATAGTTTGAATCGCAATATTACCCAATTGGCTGTTGGGTTAATTGGCAGTTTTGGTACGTTTGACGAGGACAATTATGGAGGACAATTAGGCACAGTTAAAACAGGCACTGGTAATGTCTGGCTTGATGATAACGGATTGCTGAGCTCACTCGATCCAACGGGTATTGTATCTGGTATTGTTGGTAGTTTTTCGAAGACTAAAAAATCACTCATCGATTCAGGTATTTCAATAGTTGGCCAAACGTTAGGTGAGATCATTGAAAGTGGCTTAGTCGATGCACAAGCGTACTTTGACATCAAAACCAAAAAATCGAGCTGGTGGGGACTAAAATCAAGTTCGAAAACCGGTACGGAATACGAAAATTTGGATACCAGCTTTGGTATCAGTTTGGCACTAATATTCAAAGACATTGCCAACAGCACCAATGAAGCAATAGACATTCTCGGGCTAGAAATTGCCAAAGAAACACAAAACTTTAGAGCAAGTATATTTGACCTTGCTTACGGCGAAGACAAATACAAGAATACTGAGTTTTCGCACTTAGATGAATATTTTGATGCGTTTACTAACGGTTTAACAGACGGGGCAACGAGAAGCTTAGAGAATTTCAAAATCAATATTCCGAAAATGTCATTTAAAGACATGACAGGCGATGAAATCGAACAAGCATTGCAAGCGATGGTGTCGCAACAAGCCGATTTAATGGTGCAATATATGGTACCGCAAATCGCCAAGTACCAGCAGGTAGGCGAAGGGTTATATGAAACACTCGTTCGAGTTGCGCAGGAACAAGCGATATTTAACGGCGCGGTTGAAGCAATGGGACACCAGTTGTCACGCTTTGGCGATATATCCAAAGAAGTGCAGACCGATATTGCTCAGTCAATTATTGGTTTAATGGGTGGGCTAGAAAACTTCAGAGAATACACCAATACCTACTATAATGAATTTTTAACCGACGAAGAACAATTTACCTATCTTGAAAACCAACTAAGTAGCTTGTTTTCTGGATTAGAGCAAACTTTGCCTACCACCCGCGACGAGTTTAAGCTATTGCTTACGGGGATTGATTTAACCACTGAAGCAGGTCAGTCGCTGTATGCCTCTTTAATGGGCATGGTTGGCTCGCTTGACCAATATTATGATCAACTTGAAAAGAACCTGGAACAAACCGAGAAAGCGGCTAAAGCTGAATTGGAATTAGCAGAAGCGAGAGCTGATTTTACTCAGAGCTTTGCTGAGCAAATTGCGCGTATGGATATGACCCCTGTGCAAGAGCAGTTATTGAATTTACAACAGGAGTTTGACGATTATCGCGCAGAAGCTGAAGCCCTTGGTGCCGATACCGCTTTACTCGAAGAACTTTATGCTAAAAAACGCCAAGCAATTGTTGATGACGCTTTAGCTAATATCAATAACACCTATCAACGTTCGGTAGATCAGCTAGTAGCCGATAGCGATAGACTTAAGCAGTCGTTTGCAACGCTTGGTGCAAGCTTAAGTAACAGTATTCTAGCGATACGTCGACAAGGTTCTAATTGGAATGAAGTCGGTTATCAGTCGGGGCAAATAGCTAACTTTACTGATTTAATTGGCCAAGGCAGCATTGAAGACCAAATTACGAACATAAGTAATTTGGAGCAAGCTTATAACGACAAATACAATGCCGAGCTAAATAAACTCAACGCAGCGCGTGACGCTGCTCAAGCTGCCTATGATAACCAAGTTGCACAAATAAACGATCGTTACCAGCTAGAGTTGGATGCTTACAACAGCATTCGTCAGGTCATTGAATCACTAAAACAAGCGGCTGATGACTTGCTGCTTTCAGATTTCTCCCCCTTGACCAATCAACAACGATTTGATGAAGCGCAAAGCCAATTCAACAGCATATTAGCTCGCGCAAACGCAGGTGATGCTGATGCGATAAGTCAATTGTCGAATGCTGGCGGTAACTACTTAAAAGAAGCACAAAGCTTTTATGCGAGCAGTGATCAATTCACAGCCATTTTTGACCGTGTTTATGATGCTTACAACACAATTGGCAATCAGCAAGTTTCAGCGCCAGGTAAACCTATTGCACCGCCTGTACCTGCTGCCATTTCAAAACACAATGAAGCGGTAGAAACTCTACAACAATCTACGATTGAAAAATTACTCGAACTGAAAGAACTAACCGCGGAACTTGAAGCCCAAAGCGAGAGCGAGTTTGATTTGGCGATGGTTGCCTTGAATGAACAATTAGCCAATGATACTGCATTATTACAGGCAGAATTAGTCAGTCAGACATCTGCCATTCAGGCCACAAACAATATTTTGGCACAACAAAACGCAATACTTGATGTGATTGCCGCTAAAACGAATTCTCAACCCATTATTAAAATAACAACGCCATTTATCCATCCGCCAAAACCAACAGAAAATACGAATGACGCCATGCTGGCTGAAATGAAGGCGATGAACAGTGCCAATAAGAAGCAATTGCAATTGATGGAACAGCGCGCCATTCAGGCAGAAGAACACTCAAAGCAGTCACAAACAGAATTAAATGCACTGAAAAAATCAATCATTGACGGAAATACGACGATCGAACGTCAATTCGATGAATTAGAAAAATTACAGAGGCACGCATAATGACGCCTGAACAATGGCTAAAAGACCCGAGGCAAGAGCGTTGCTTACTAGCCAAAATTAACTATTTATATGGTGGTGTCAAACAAGCATATGTTGGAACGCACTCTTATTCGTCATTGCCTGAAGATACGCCAGCGAATCAGGCTTTTGATGAACTCCTGATGGATACACCAAGTTTTAGCCGCCGCATGGGAATATTTACTGGTAGAACAAGTGCTGCCCGCAGTACTTTAGGGTTATTTGCACACTCTTGGTTAGACGACTTACTTGCGGGCAACGTTTTTGACCAAGCCGTTGAGCTATTTATTGGTGACAAAGATTGGCCATTATCAAGCTTTATTCAAATAAGTGAACAGTTGATAGAACGTGCTGTTGCACAAAACGATTTGATTCGCATAGAAACACGTGACTCATCGTTAAAACTGGATAAGGTGATCGATACAGGTACATTTTCAACTGGTGCAAACAAGGGCAAAGCCAAGCCGTTGTGTGTAGGTGATGTATTTAATATTGAGCCGGTGCTTGAAGATGCGGCAACGCACCGATATCGTGCCCATTTTGATGCGGTTGATGATATACCCGATGTACGAGATAACGGTTTATCTGTTTCATTTACTAAGGATGTGGCCAATGGTTCGTTTAACCTTAGTCAAGCTCCAACAGGTAAAATTACTTGCAACGTACGGGGCGCAAAACCAAGTGATTATTTGCAATACCCGGCAGAGGTTATTTCGTGGTTGTTAACCCGCTTTGCAAGCGAAACAAAAATTGGTGATTTGTCGTCATTACCCACCGTTAAAATTGGAATTTATCAACGGGAGCCCAAAAAAGTTCGCGGCCTTATTGATTTAATTTGTGCATCGTGCAATGCCTATCATTATTACTCGCGTCTTGGTCAATTTAATGTTGGCCTTATGCCTGAACTTACCAATAGCTTTACCAAAGAACTCACACTTGACGATATTCAAGAAAATGGTTTACGGATTAGAAAAACGATAGAGCCTGTTAGCAAGGTAGTCGTTAATTACCGCCAAAACCACACTGAGCAAAGTAGCGCTCTGGCAGGCAGTATAGACGCAGCGACCCGGGAACTTTTCAGCAACAAGTATCAAAGCGTAGAAGCCGTTAATGACTTGCCTGACTATCCCAATGCACAGCCGATTACGATTGACACGTGCCTAGTTGAGCTTACAGATGCACAAGCGTTAGCAAGTAGCAAAGCCCTCGCAGCCAGCGTTAAAAGAACGATATACGAAGTGAATGCATTCGGTGCGCCATTCTTATTTGAACTCGGCGATGAAATCAATGTAACCGCGTGGGGTTACGGTTTTAGTAGTGGGAAAACAGCAATTGTAACAGCGCTGACAGACGACCCAATAAATGGCGAGGTAACGTTAGAATTATGGCGATAATGACCAATGCAAGAATGTTAATCGTGAACGATTTTGATGATGCCGAACTTTCGTTAATCGCGGGCGGCGAAGTTGGTTCATTACCACTAAGTCATTTACAGGTGTATTCCAATTCTCGCCATTACCGTTCAACGAATACCAATGAAGTGCAGTTGACGTTAACTTGGCAACAACCGCGTATTTTGTCTGGTTGTGCGTTACGTCGTCATAATATGAGTAGCTCTAGTACCTGGCGAATAGAAGTATTTAAAGACACAGCGCTTACAGACGTTGGCTACGATTCAAATAATTTATGGCCAACAGGAAAACCAGCAATTGAGCAAAAAACATTGGGCGAACTGGAGTGGTTAGTTGATCCTCTTGTTGCTAAGGCGGTAGACGCTAAATACCAAGATAGCGACATTTGGTTTGATACCCAATTAGCACACGGGGTACGTATTACTTTAAACGACCCTGATAACGTGCCAGGCTTTATTGATTTATCGAGGATTTATATTGGTAGAGCATTGCAGCCAAGAGTAAATTTTTCTTATGGCCATACGATGGGATGGTTAGCGAACCCTAATAAAAAGAAGCGCAGTATGGGCGGTACCGCATTCGGTAAAAAAGCAGCTAAACCGCGCGAACTAAAATTCGCTTTAAAACACTTAAATGAACAAGACCGCCCTCATTTTGTAAACGCAATAAACTTGCTAGACGAAACAACCGATTGGTATGTATCTATGTTTCCTGGAGCGGGAGGCCAAAAAGAAAGACACTATGCGATGGCATGCCAGTTTGAAGTACTACCCAAATTTGAAGGCAATTTTTACAACAATTTCTTGAGTGACTATCACTTGGTGGAAGCATAATGACGCAACAATATGAACCTGTAGCATGGTCGTTTACCATTAATGATTTCGGTACCCACGGCCAAATCGATGGCTATTTGGGTAAGTTGAATTGGTTAAAAGACAGCAACAACAGCTTAGGCTTGGCGTTTAATGCGCAGCTTCAAGCGGGCGAAGATGCAGCGCAGATTAAAGCCGATATCATTCAAATTCGTGATGTTGATATTGCAGCATTGACTGAATACATGGAAGGTTTACGCAATCAGACGGAAGAAATACGTAATGCGACTAATGCGATTGCGGTTGAAGATATAACTGAAGTAGATGTTAATTTTCGAAGCGTGCAAGTACTCGGTGTTAACGTCGCTCTAGAAGATGACTACGTAACATTTCAAGGGCTGATTAATGACAATAAAGACTTGAATACCTATGTGACTACAGGTGTGTATAGGCAACACGCCAATATTTATGCGTCGAACGGCACTAATTATCCGTGCCCATACGCGGGGTTACTGACTGTAACAAATGACAGCACTATGACGTTTCAAACGTATCATGCTTATAACGAAAATGGGTATTTTCACCGAAGTCGATATGGTGATACATGGGGCGAATGGTTGCGTGTGTTTGACGACACATATCATCCGCTGCCAACGCCATCTGAAATTGGCGCAGATGATACCCAGTACGTATATTCCAATTGGAATGGCGACTTTTCGGTTGATTTAGCGTTGAAGAAAAACTGTATCATTCAATTGTACGGCGACTACGAGCGCACTATAACTTTAGTTGGTTGTTTGCCTGCTGGGGGTACATTGACGGTGACTGTGTCGTATCCAACTTCCAAAAAGACCACGTTAACAGGCAGTACAACTATGTACATTCATAACGGTTCAAGTGACACAACACAAGATTTGCATGGACAAGGTACAGTCATTTTTCATAGTCATAATGGCACAGAACTAATGGAGCAATTCTAATGGGTAGCTTGAACAGACAAAAGAAAGTTAAGCAATATATTGATGTTTCTGAAGATGTAGCGTCAGCATTAAACAGCAATGATTCAAATTGGGTTGAAGTCAAGAGTGTCGAATCGCTTGGTGGCTTACTGATCGAATATATTCGCTGCTATATCTATCACACAAGTACCGGCACTAGTCGCATCAAAGGGATTCGCGTGTTAATTGATGGGCAACAATACTACAACGAAGATATCGACCAGACAACGCCATCGATTAACCGACAGGTAGTTACGCTAGGAAGCGTGCTCATTCCATGTCACAAAGTCCAAATTTTCATGAAAGCTGAAGCACTATCGTTAGTTAACGCGACTTGTTCACTTAAAGCAATTGCTTACTAGGAGTGGTTATGAGTATTTCTGATACAACCCATGACATCGTTGAATCGCAAGGCATAAGAATTTCTACAGTCAAAGGTGCAGTTACTGTAGCAGACGAGTTACCCATCATTGTTATCTCTACTGCGGTTTATATCAAGAATCCTGACACTAAAGAGCCAAAAACACACGCCGATGTTGGTGATTTAATCGAGTTCAATGCGACGTTTAGCGACCCATCTCTCAACATTGAACGCGTGGAAATTTCGATTGTTGATAGAGACGGCAAACACAAACTCAATGCTGCGCTATCAGTTGTCAGTGGCTATGGTGAAGGCTCATTTATCGTGACTGAGCCGATTGATTACTGCTTAACTAATGCAGCGATTAATCATCATCGCGAAAAAATCAATGCTGAACTGGTGCTCGATAAAGAGCATGTCATAAGAGTGAGCTAATTATGCGAAAGGGACATGTGTTCACAGTCGGTGGCTGGACATTCGAAATTAAGAGCATAATCGCACGTAAATCCCAAGTTTATGGCGAAGAGTTCAGTGGTGTGGCAAACATCAATATTACAGATGGTGTATTGCACGTTGAAGCACTACATTGTGATGATTTCACACCGAAAGATTATCGCATGCTGCATGGTTTCATTTGTAATACGCTGGGTTTTGAAACGTTTGAATACTCACGATATGGAACTGATTCACAACGTAAGAGAGTAAAAAAATGAATATTCAAGCTATTGCAAACAAGATTTCTGAATTAGGCATTGAAGCTAAAACAGATGCCGACATAGTCAATGAATTAAAAGCATTGCCGAGTGAAATAGACAGTATTACGTTTCGCCAGGCATTTAACCTCAATATTGATCATGGCGTAGGCCTAGCGATACAAGAGATATTAGCCGACATTGATGCTCAGCCAATTGATAAATATTATGCAAGCATCATGCATAGTGTAATGACGGTTAAGGGGTTAGACCCAATTTCAATCAATGACGAGACGACCCAAAAAGTATTTACAGGATTAGTTAGTTTTAAAGGAGCAACGAATAATTTCACGCAATCAATGCGAGACATCATAGAAGATGCAGCACGCAAGCCAACTGGTTTTGAAGAAGTTACCATTGAACATGTTGCATTAGCTCGATTAGTAGGTGAGCAACAGGCCACAAGTGTGACTTATCCCGAAAATGCAGAATACTTTACTAAAAAAACTCATAAGCAAGTGAAAGTGTTCGTATATTTAGATGCTCCAGCGCCTAAAAATATTAGATTTGATGTTTATGCGTTACAACGCAGTGGCGTAGATAAGCCTTTCGTTAACAATGGAGTTCGCTGTGGTTACATGCAAATTGACGAAGGAGAACTTGGCCAATATGTGGTGTTGAATCAAAGTTTTACCGAGCACGTACAATTTAGAGTTGTTAGCGATACCAAAGTACCTTTCACAGTAGATATAGTAGAAGCTTAAATATGGCCGCTATTATTAGTAAGACAGAGCTTAAAATCCCATATTTTATCAATGGTGACAATCCAGCGGCGACACTGTTTGACGCAATATTTCCTATCGCTGATGCTGGTAATGTTGGCGATAAGCCTCTAACAATCCCTGACTTACTAGATAATCATGATATATCCATGACCTATGGTACCAATGGTGCCTTGGTCGATGATGGTGATATGTTACTTGCCGATAACGGTAATGGCTCAACAAATACTTATGGCACTATTGCAAACATAGATGATACGTGGGCAACCAATAACCGTGACAATTCACGTATATGGCTTGTTGATTGTGTATTTAAGTCCAACAGCAATAACTATCAGTATCTCATTTATGGTGCTGGTTTCGTTGTGTATTGGACTAAATCAACAAACCAAATCACTATTCAAATAGACAATAAATCATCCCATCATGCCCGAGTTGAATTTACAGCCCCTGCCGATGGAACACGATTAGTAATTGCTGCGCAGCTAGATAAAACAAACGACAGTGCACTAATTGTTGTCAATGGTGTTAAACAATCAATTGTGATTAATGGAAACCCATTTTCTGATGGTTCAGTAACCGGCACTCCAACAAGTCATAATTTTATTGGCCGGAAAAGTAGTTGGGAACACTATTACGGGTGGGATAGTCAACTTAACTTTTTTGCGTTTGGATATCGATTCTTAACTAACGAACTTACAGAAGCTCAACTCATTGAGCTTTCAAATAATCCATATGACATATTACAGTCGAGTACGACAGAGCCATTACCAGAATTAGTAGCATCTGCATCAATTGAATTGCCATCGTTGATGGCCAGTGCAGCCATTGACTATACGTTACCAGCCCAAAGCGTGTCTGCATCAATTGAGTTGCCATCGTTGATGGCCAGTGCAGCCATTGACTATACGTTACCAGCCCAAAGCGTGTCTGCATCAATTGAATTGCCATCGTTGATGGCCAGTGCAACCATTGACTATACGTTACCAGCCCAAAGCGTGTCTGCATCAATTGAATTGCCATCGTTGATGGCCAGTGCAGCCATTGACTATACGTTACCAGCCCAAAGCGTGTCTGCATCAATTGAATTGCCATCGTTGATGGCCAGTGCAGCCATTGACTATACGTTACCAGCCCAAAGCGTGTCTGCATCAATTGAATTGCCA